ACTTTTTCTACTTCTTGAGCAATTACGCCAGCAGACTGTTTGCCATCTGCTGTGTAAGTAAAGGTATATCCATTAAGCTGTTCCAGCTTATCAACAGCGCCGTCGATCTTGGTGATGTCGCTCTTTAGGCGCTCATCCGAAACAGTTGTGGAAAAACCAATTACATCGCCATCTGCGTGAAAATCACCGTCTGACTCAAAACGAAACTCGTTTGAGTTGTTAATGGTAATATCCATTCTTGTGTTGCCAGTGAATGAAATAAAGTCAGTAGAGTCCAAGCCAATGTTGCCACTGGCGTACATTTCACCAGTTATTGCGACACCGCCGGAGGTGGTGGCGAATTTCTGCGAATTATCGTGGAACAGATTGACTGCACCATCGGTTATAAACTGCGCCTTGTTCTCCGTAACAGCTGCGTTTGTGATAGCGACTGTACTGTCAGAAGCGATGAAAAGACTGCCGGTTCCAACTTCAGCCACATAGCTGTCAGACCCATCATGATAAATTTCCAGATCATTTCCGGTGCCAAAACGTGCCTTTACGTTGTCGTTGAAATCGACACCGTTATCTCCGCCAACACCTGCTGGAACACTGCCAAAGGACAAAGTACCAGAACCATTTGTCGTTAGAAATTGACCGTTGCTGCCATCAGCTTGCGGGTAATTCAGGCCGTCGATGACCACGGAGCCTGTACCGTTTGGCGTAATGCTAATGTTGCCGTTTGCGCCATCGGCAATAACAATTGTTCCTGAATTTGTTCCTTCGTTTGTGCTTAAAGTAAGATCGCCTGTGCCGTCAGTGGTTATTTCAACATTGCTGTTTTCGTCACCGACACGCACAGTGTCAGAATTAAGGTAAACATCTCCGTTGCCGTTTGGGTTAAGTTTTATATTACCATTACTATTTGTGCTGCTGATATTGTTGCTATTGATGTTAATATTATCAACCTGCAACTCGGTAACCGCACTGTTCGTACCAAGCGTAACGCCGTCGATAGCACCGCCGTCGATGTTAACGCTGTCTGCTGCTTGAGTGGCGATAGAGCCAACACCAATAGATGTTCTTGCTGTAGCGCCTGTCTCTAGTACAAAGTTAGACCCATCACCAACAATGAAGCCGCCGTTTGTAACTGCAAGACCGGCCACATCCTGAAGTTGTGCGTCCAGTCGAGCATTAGGCAAAGTTCCAGAACTGATGTTACTTGCATCCGTTGTGTCGGTTGTGGCGGATGCTGCTAGACCCAAATCTGATCTAACTTCTGACGTTGACCGACTTTCTAGTCCATTCGCAGTGAATCTAGCAAACTCATCATCCGCAACAGATGTGCTGTCGATCTTTACAGCGTTTGTATTGGATATGCCAAAGGTAAGTGATGCTTGGCCACCAATATCAGACAGGACTTCTGAAGCAGATCGTCCCTCAATAGAGGTGCCGTCAATGCGGAGAAAATCGTTATCTGCTGCGCCACTTGTGAATACAGGCACGTTGCCATTGCTAATGCCTGTATCTGCTGTAGAAGATGAGCCAAGACCTAAAGAAGTACGAGCGGTGCCAGCGGACTCTGCAACAAAGTTGCTGCCATCACCTACGATAAAGTTGCCGTTAGTGACCGCAAGACCCGCTACATCTTGTAATTGCTGATCAAGTCGAGCGTTAGGCACAGTGCCACTAGCAAGGTTGCTGGCATTAAGATTAGTGAGGTTGCTGCCGTTAGCAGTATCTATATTCCCACTGTTGTCAAGATAGACGGCTTTTTCAGCGGGTTGCGTTATAAAAACGTCCCTTGTGCCTACACCCCAGTCTACTTTGCTGCCACTGTTGCTGGACTCCAGAACAGTATCACGGGCGAGAGTTGTGCCAGAACTTGTAAACGTTCCCTTGCCAACCTCAAAGTCAGTACCATCAGTAATACAATAGTAAGTTGTATCACCGTTGCTCAGAACACTCGTAAAGGTTTGGAAACCGGTAACGGCACCAGCAAGCGTAATTGTACCATCACCAGTTGTGGTCGTTGTCTCACGAACTCTGTCTTTCAGCACAAGGGCCATCGTACCCTCCTGCTATCTACGCAATACGAATGATAGCGTTAGAAGCGTTTGCTGTAGGAAACTGAATTGTGAATGTGCCAGAGGTGGATGTTTTGTTACCACCAAAATCTAACGCAGCCACTGCTTTGTTGGAAGCAGAAGAGTTGTAAATCAACGCCCCACGAGCAGTGATAGTAGCTGTAGTAAAGCTAAGATCAGAAAAGTCAGTAAACCCTGTGGTGCCAGAAGTGGTAGGGTCAACCCTAGTCAGGCTTCCACCGCCAGTTGCATATGAACCGCTAGAGGCAATTTCGCCTGTAGTGGTAAACGCAGTGGTTGTTGCGCCAAGAGTTGCCGTAGTCGAAGACTTTCCGCCGCTGCTAATCGCATAAAGCGCCAGCTTAAAGGTGCCTCCACCAGAATTTTTGAAATTATGCACACCTTCCAAGAGTTCTTTCTTAAAAGAAGTACACATAGCCTGTGTAATAGCCATTAAAGCCTCCTAACAAGGTCTGCGGTATCTTGATGCCCAGCCTTGGACAACATTTGGCAAATTGTACCCCTCTCTTCTTTTCGTGTCAATTCGACGTAATGATGAATGACAGAACGTATTTCTTCCTTAAATGCTTCGGCTTGATCGCGGATCGCAGGAGGGGCATCCTGAGAAACACGAACAATTTTATCCAAAGCCAATTCTGTTATCTGTTCAGATGACAGCCCCCCATTGTCAGAAGTCATAACATTTACTTGCGTTACCTGAACGCCAGTTTCCACACTAATCATGATTTCTCCTTGTATGTCACGTTAGCAATGTCATGACGACCTATGAGAACTGGATCTTGATCACCATCTTCAGGCTCTGGGGCTGTCATCTCAGCCTGACGGGTAATTGTTAGCTGACCATTAACAATTCTTTGAACCAAAGGATCTTCAAGCCTGTGATACCCGTAAAGTTTTTCATTATCCGGAACATTTGTATCCAAAAATCCTGATCTGTTAGCGACTTCTATAGAAATACCCTTGGTAATTGCTATAGCGCACCAAAACTCGCAACATGCTCTTCCCGCTTCAGCGAAGTTAATGTTTCTTTGGTAGCTGAAATCAACTCCATAAAAGTGAAGTTTTTTTACCTTTTTGTGGATAGCAAAAGCTATTGCATAGGCTACCGTATTGTTAAAATACGATATTTGAAGATCTTCAATAACTTCTGTCAAAGGATACTCAACAATCTCTGGCACCCTTTCATCCAGAGTACAGGAGTAAATTGGACCTTTGTTGGGTGTTTCAAGAAGAAACTCTTTAGCAACTCCTGTCTGCGTTCCTGCCTTCACATCATCCAAAAACCTAGACGCAGGGTCCATCATAAATGTTCTGTCAACATGAATGATGCCGCCGATACTGTTAATACCCCACACTTCGTCAAATTCTTGAGAATTTATACGCGCAAGTATGTAATCAGCGTATGTGCCTCCAAGAGCCACAATAGCGACTGCTTTCCCCTCAAGGGGAGAATCTATGTTTATCATTTTGCCCTTCTAACTCCTTACGTTCTGGGACGGTAAAGCAATCCATTTCTGTATGCGTCTACATTCTCCACACCTTCACCGTAATTTCTTAGACGCAAAATGGATTCTTGGAATCTGTCTTCATACATCTTAATGATATCTGCCTCACCCTTCATGTATATGTATGCTTCCACCAAGCTACCATACAGAAGTGTATTTGGAGCATTTGTGCCAACCCAAGACGTTCCAGTATCATCAGTGGTTATTGACGCTGGGCGATAAAAATAATGAAGCTCAAACTCGTAGTTATCATCTGGCGTTGGCGATAGCAGAAAATTATCTACATCAAAATTTGCATAGTATTTTGGTAATCCAATGGCACCAGAAGTTTTGGTCGCTGCTGAACCACCCATTCCGCTATGATTTGTGCAAAAATAATACAAATCAGGAGTATCTTCAGCGATTGTAATTTCTGTGGCTGCATTTGCACTGCCGGGAGTCTCTTGGTAATCAACGCCCGTGCTGTAGATAGTGCCACCAGCATGAGTTCCATTAGATGTAGTAGAAAATCGAAATGGGTGATTCGTATTAGACGCATCAGACTGATCAAATCTATAACGCCCACCCGCATAAAGAACTAAGCTTGCTTGTCTAACGCCATCAATAACATAAACGTTCCCACTATCAGTGGCTTCGACTGTTACCGTAAAAGTTCTCGCAATTCCTTGAGTTTCAGTCGGAATATACGTTTGAAGAAAGTTTACATCCTTCAAAAGCAAAAACTGCTTATTGCCAGAATTGTCGTTGTAAGAGAGAGAGAACGTAGACAAATAGTCGGATGGAACGGCAAGATATTTGTTATTTGCTGTCGCAGCAGCAGTAACATTCTTTCTAAAAAAATCTAGATCTACAAATTTTAGTATTCGCTCTTCTGCTGTTCGAATGAAGACAGGCAAATTAGTGACAAAAGATGTTTCTGAGTTTTCAGTGAAATCCTGAATGGCTTGCTTGAGCGAAGTAAAAGTAAAGCTCATCTTAAATCTCCTTAATACCCGCCGCCACTATCGCCGCCGCCACTATCGCCACCACCACTATCGCCGCTATCAGAACTACTAGAGTCAGCAACAGTTCCACCTATCGTAACAGAACCCACCTGTCCCAGTCCCTCTAGGGTGCTTTGAGGCAAGTAATCAGCGGTTGGAAACCCTACCGGAGCAAAGCCATATTGAATATCTCTTTGTTGCGTTAGATTTTGCTCTGGCCTTGCATTCCTTAAAGCTTCTGCGTCTACCACATGAGGAACTGGCTCTAGCTGTGGATGCTTTGGCTCATACTCATCTCGGCCAACAAGAAGACCGTTCCATTCTTTCCGCATATCTTTTAGTCGATAACGGAACCCAGAACGATCAGATACGCCATACGCATATTTGCCTGCCGCAAATCTTGCCATCAACTTACTCTGTAGTAACTAAGATTAGGAGCAACACTAAACGATGCTCTATCTCTATCTTCTGCCTGTGCGCGATCAAATTCTTCGTCGTATATGGCCTTCAACAACTGAATTCTGTCTGGCGCTTTTTTGATTGCCAAATAATACGCCAATCCAGCAGCCAAACATGGGTAAAATCTAAATGGAATCTCTAGCGTATCTATGAATGTGTCAGCATCCTGAATACGAGTAAGACAATCAAAAACCAGTACATCTGTACTGTTTTCAGGCAACGGCCAAACTTTTATTACAGGAGTAATCTGACGATCAATAAAGAACTGAGTCGGACGACCAGTTGTGGTTTTGCTTGGAATGCTGAGATAAGAATCTCTACTAATTCTTTCCATAGACAAATCATTATTGTCACGGCGCACAACCATGGACAAAACATCTATGACATCAGACCCAAGATCATAATTACCATCAGATGCTGTAACTGTCTGTGTGCGTTGAACAATAGTCCACTGATTCAAGCCACGATTAGCCCAATCAGCGAAAAGAAGGTTCAACGATCTTTTTGCAGTCTGAAGATCGTAACCTGTGCGAACTTCTATGCCACACCGTTCAAATGCTTCTTCGATGTAATCACTTACATCAAGCTCAAAGTTCGTTGAACCAGAGGTTGCCATTATTTCTTAGCCTTGCCGCCACCACGCATACGACGTGGTTTTTTGGCAGCGCCGCCACCCATCATACCCATCGCTTTGCGAGGTGATACGTTTCCGGTTGCACCACCGCCGCGCATGCGACGTGGCTTCTTGGCGGCACCACCACCCATCATCCTTTTAGCCTTTTTGGCGGCACCGCCGCCCATCATCTTTTTAGCTTTTTTCGCCATTTTTCAACCTTCTCTCTCGTCTTGCTAAGATAAGTTTGATGTAGTCTTCAGGGTCGTATTGTTCATAGTATCCCACTTTTTCTAGCCTTTGACTAGCATCGTCCAATTCTGATAGCCGTTGTATAAATATTATGGCCACCTCTCCCTCAAACACTAACACCCACAAATCTTGTTTAGTAACAGAAAAGTAGCTGTTCATTGCCATGCAAGCAGATTCTAACTCATCGTATGATCTGTCTGGGTTTTCATCAATACAGACAGTTAAAGCATTCTTTGAGTCAAAATTTACACACTCTTCGGCAACTCTATCCCATAAGTCCCCTTCGCATACGACAACTTTCACACGATCATCTAACCATGCTTTTTTTGCATACGGACAAAGTGCAAACCCAGATTCAGGGTCTACAGGTGATAAATCTTCCATAATCCAACGACGAACAAATTCATTCATTTCTTCTTTCGTCGGACAGACGCAACTCTGCGTGGCTTACCAGCAGGCTGACCAATACGTTTTTTCTGGGCTATGCGAGATCTTTTTTCCGATTTTGTAAGCTCGGAAGTTGTTTTTGGAGTCTTAGAGGACACCCTTTTACTGGGGCGACAATATGGAGTACCCCGTTTTTCACCTTTGCGACGCCCACACGCCTTGCCTGTCCTAACGTCCTTCCAGTCTTCTTTGAACCATCTTTTAAGCGCAAGACCACTTTTTGTTTTCCTGACAGCCATTAATTCATTGCCTCTTTAATAGCGTTCAAAACATCTTTGATGTTAACAGGTTTGCTGTTCGGCTTGTACTCACAAGTCATTTCTCTGGGGCAAGTTTGAGTTGCATCCAGATGAATCACATCTTGTGTGTTATTGGCCCCCCTGTAAAGGCATACCCACTGTCCATCTACTTTTTCATAAGCAGCCAAGCGACAAGTGATTAATTCTTTAGCTTGCGCTGTATGAATTTTCAATAACATCACAAAGCCGAAAAGAACACCAGCACCTATCAAACCAACTAATATCCATGCTGTCCATTCAATGAACTTTCTGCGCTTCTCCCTTTGCTTGTATAAAGTTTCTTGGCGTTGTTTCCTTATTTTCGCTTCTGTACGAAGCAAATCTTCCCAAGCTGATTGACCAAGAGTTAGGCTAACCCATTGTTTTAATTCATTTCTTTGCGATTGAGCTTTGCGCTTGGCGGCAAACACCTCCATCGCTTCCTGCTCAATTGATTTTCCAGCAAAAAGTTTCCGAAATATGGGGGGATTTTTGGCTTCGCGTTCCGCTTGGTCGAGGTCACTTAAAGCACCCATCCAGCGCCCGATATCGGACATCATGGACTCGACGTCACGGCCTATGGCAAAGCCTTTTTTTATGGTGGCGAATGAGGCCGAGGCCAGCGCCATAGCCGAGGCAGGATCCATTAGTACACCCTCTGATCTTGCCTCGCTATTTCAGGGAGGCAGTAGGCTGTAATGGACTTTCCTTGCCCTGAAAGTCGTTTTGCGAAATAAATACAGTCGTCTACGCTTCTAAATCTAAGCGGTTCGTCTTTCACCTTAACGCCATCAAGAAAGACGTATAAGACGAAGACATGGATTATCTCAATTTTGTTGCTTTCCTCCGGCGTTCCATCACAGAGCCACACCCTCTTGCGATCATACCGTCTGTTGGTTGATTTTTGACTTTGCGCTTTCTAGGCTGCGTTTCGACAGATACTGCACCACCAGTCTCCATCTTCTTGGCCTTCTTCTTCTTTTTGCCACCAGTGCCATAGTTAGCAGCACCAACTTTCCTGCACTTTGCGATAGCCCCACTAGCATACG